CACAGTAATGAAAACACTAGAAAATGCAGTTTTACCGGTTGTTAATCATCTTGGAGGTTCATTTATTTTTAAACAACGAAGTTCCAGTTCCAACCGATCAAGATATTTATCTCTAATAAATATTCACAATTTTCTTAATTTTCCATTTATACTCTCAGAAGTAGATGCCGGATTAAGTATTCCAGTTAAAACAGCACTTACTACTAATAATGAATTTATTAATTATTTTTATTCAAATCAACAAAATTCGGAAGTTATTGTTATAGAAGCTAGCTATAAAGATAAAGTTAGTAAACAAAAGGTTGATATTATTTTTAATACTTCAAATAGTGCAAATATTCTTGATTGGTCGTTTAAAGGCGATCCAAACGCGCCTTTGGAATTAACCGTTCAAACAAAAACAACAAATAACGATGGTTCTGTTGGTTTATCAGATCCAATAAAATTTACTTTTTATTCATCTGAAACAACAGATGTGATTTTTACTAAAACATTTCCGAGGACAACCATGCAAATACCTGCTATGGCATTTAGTAGAGCGATCGGTCTTGGCATAATTACTTCTTTTTTTCTAATTGAAGCCAACCTCAATTTTTTAAGCTGTCCGTCCGGCTTGACCTGCTGCTTGCCTGGTTATTACGGCGCATCTTCTAGCAGGTGCACCTTATGCCCCGGCTCTCAGCAATCGAGCCCGTACTCTGCCCCCAACAGCAACTGCCAATGTCCGAACTCAACTGCCAACACATGCTTCGCATGCACCAACAAGTGCAAACCTTTCGACAGTCAGAGCAGACAGTGCTTGCCGGTCTCATGCACAAGCGGTAAGACTTGCAAAACCGTCAATAATAAGGCTACTTGCGTCACTGGTTGATTTATATGGCGCTTTAAATAGTTTTTTTAAAGTATATCTATAAAATTTTAAATGGTCAAAATATTTTATATTTATATTATATATATTATATGGTTCTTCTAGGAAAAATTGTCGATACTGAAACGACTTGTCTTCTATATAAAATAAAACCTACCGAGGGTGATACTAATATTGATACTTTAAATGTTTTCGTGGCTCTTCCATTACATTTATTACGAGAAAATGATTTTAAAATCATAATTCAAGTCGCAGGAAATCAATATATCGAGCTTGCAACACCGGTATACGTTACCGCAAACATGTTCACTGTTCAACATACATTTCTTGATTTAGCTATCGGTGTTCTTCAAGATCCTCAAGTTATCAATGATACTCCAGAATTATTAGAAGCATCCTATTTTACATATGATAATGCCGTGAATGAAGGTGGGCTAATTAATAAATCCGTCGATATTTTATATTGTAATCAATCTGGTATTGTTAATAATATTCCTACCAAAATATCCAATATGAATTATGAATTAGGCTCAAATGAACGATCTACTTTATATCATCGTCTGCCTTGGCCAGGTGGTTTCATTATTCTTGAAGAAGACGCAAAATCGGGTATTAGTGGAAGTGTTGTTGTATATAACGATAGTATTGTTGGAATGATTGTTTTATCAAGTAATACATCTAAAGGTAATTCTAATACACTAGCCCGATCAAAAGCCCTTGCGACAGACACGTATTATTTTCTTCCTCATATTTTACAATGTGCTAATGCCATTCATAAATTTACATCGAATGACCCAATTAAATTGGCAGAGTTATCTAATTTAACTGTTATGAGAACTCTTGAAAATGATGTTTTACCGATTGTCAATCATCTTGGAACTACCTTTAGATTTATCCAAGGAAGTTCTAATACGAATCGATCAAGATATTTATCTCTCGCAAATATCCATAATTTTCTTGATTTTCCATTTATACTCTCAGAAGTAGATAGTGGATTAAGTATTCCAGTTAAAACAACACTTAATACTAACGATGAGTTTATTAATTATTTTTATTCAAATCAACAAAATTCGGAAGTTATTGTTATAGAAGCTAGCTATAAAGATAAAGTTAGTAAGGAAATTGTTAATATTGTTTTTGAATCTTCATTTAATGCAAATATTCTTGATTGGTCATTTAAAGGCGACCCAAAGGCTCCATTGGAATTAACCTTTCAAACTAAAACAACAAATAACGATGGCTCTGTTAGTTTATCTTATCCTCCAATAAAATTTACTTTTTTATCATCCGAAACAACGGATGTCATTTTTAACAAAACATATCCGAGAACAACCATGCAGATACCAAGTATAGCGTTTAGTAGAGGAGTAGCTCTTAAAATTATTGAAAAAAATTTTGAAATGGATGTTGAGTTAAATTTCTTGTGCAAGTGCAACAAACAGACATAATACTAAATCAAAAGTATTCATATAGTTTAAGATACGACCAAAATATAAACAAAACAACTTAAAGATAATTTAACCCTTACAGCGTTGCGTATATTTTGTATTTTTGGAATAAAACTAAATATTTTATTATTGTTCTAGCAGTTAATAATAAAATATTTAATAAATTATTAATTTTATTAAATTATAGGAAACCTGTTGGTCGTAAGACCATGTCAAAATGATGTAAGAGTTAAACTAATTTATTATTAAAGCTTCATTAATATTTTTATGACTAACTATTATGATTAGTGACAATTTAAAAATTATATAAATATTAATAAATTAAATATAAAATAAATATGTAATAAATTACTAAAATTATAGTTAGAGAATATATACATAAATTTTATTTATTCTCATTTTTTTTGACAGTGTAATAAAATTGATTTTGTAAAATATGTTTAAAAATTTATTATTATAAAAATGATATTATCTACTATTTCAATTGAACAAGCTGATATAGTAGATAAAGTATGTAGCGGCAGTAATGTAAAAGTAGATGCTGTAGCTGGTTCTGGAAAAACCACTACCTGTTTATATATAGCGAAAAATAATCCAAAACGTTCTATATTATTATTGACATATAATGCTAAATTAAAAATAGAAACAAGAGAACGTGCTAAGACATTAGGATTATCAAATATTGAAGTTCATAGTTATCATGCATTCACTGTAAAATATCTAAACAGTAAAGGATTTAAAGATAATGGTATATTAAAGTTTTTAAATGGAAAAAAAACAGATCCAAAACAAATATTTAATTTTAATATTGTTATTGTTGATGAAGCACAAGATATGAATCCAATATATTATGAATTGGTAATCTATATTTTAAGTAGACTAGATCATCCACAAATAATTGTAATGGGTGATAGAAAACAATCTATTTATCAATTTAATAAAGCTGATAGTAGATTTTTATCCATGGCTGAAAATATATTTAAATCAAATATAGAATGGAAAAATGCTACTCTAACAACAAGCTATCGTATTACGAAAAATATGGCAAATTTTATAAATAAATGCTGTAATGGAGCTTTACCAATTAAAGCTGCTAAGGATGGTCCTTTACCAAGATATATTATATACAATGGTTTTAATAATCGGTCCTTTTATGAAATTAAATATTATTTAGATAAAGGATATAAATATGAAGATATATTTATATTAGCTGCCAGTGTTAAATCTGAACGTAGTCCTGTTCGAATTTTAGCAAACAAGCTTACCGAAGACAAAATTCCAATATATGTTCCTACATCAGATGAAGAACACTTAGATGAAGATATATTACATGGTAAAATAGTATTTAGTTCATTTCATCAAGTGAAAGGTTTAGAACGTCCAGTAGTTATTGTTTTTGGTTTTGATAGTAGTTATTTTCAATATTTTGCTAAAGATATACCAGAACATGAATATAATCAAATACCTAATACATTGTATGTTGCTTTAACAAGAGCAAAACAGTGTTTATCATTATTACATGATGAATCAAATGATTATTTGCCGTTTTTAAATCAAAGTCGCCTACAGATATATAGTGAAATGTCGATTAGTCAGAAATTTATATCAAAGAGCAATACAAACTATTGTGATAGAAAAAATGATTTAGTTAAGATGTCATTAAAAGAAATGGGTATTACTGAATTAATCAAATATATTCCAGTTGATATTATGGAAGAATGTATTAGTATGTTACAAATTAGTGTCAAACAATTACCGATTGAAGGTAAAATACGTAAATTAGATATTCCATTAAAAACTCGTCAAGATGATTTATATGAAGGCGTTTGTGAAATTACGGGTTCTGCCATTCCTAATTATTTTGAATTAATTTCAACTGGAAAAATGACAGCGGTTTCACACATTACAAACGAAACTATGTTTAAAATCAGAAGTCAAATTCTAGGTAAAAAAATATGTTTAATTGATAATGATGAAGAATTAGTAGATAGTAGATTGATATCTCAGTTTGAAAAAATAAAACTAGGTGATATTGACGGTATAAGTCGTCTGTTACGGTTAACAACTGAATGGGTTTGTTTAAAAAGTGGTTATAATTTTAAAAAAGAACAAATTAAGGAATATGATTGGCTTAAACCTGAAATTTTAAAAAATGCTACTGAAAGATTAAGTAAGCTTTTACAAAATCCATGTGATTTACAATTTGAAAAACAATTGGTATTAAACATTGATGAATTTGCCTTAATTGGATTTTTAGATATATATGATTCGAAAAAAAATGATATTTGGGAATTAAAAGTAGTGAGTGAAATAGATAGCGAACATTATTTACAAGTTGCTCTCTATCGTTGGTTAGCACATAAAAATGGATATATTATAAAAAACAGTTATTTATTTAATATAATGAATAATATAATGTATTGTATTGAAGCTAATATAGAAGACTTAGACCAAATTGTAAAAAAATTAATTGAAATAAAAAGAAATGGATTACGTCGTAATGACGACAATATTTTCTTAGAACAATGTTTCAATATTTTTAGTAAATATAATTAATTTTATGTAATAATATATATATTATGACTGATAATCGTAAACAATTTATATTTTTAGTTAAAAATAATAGAAATCAATTAAGCAAAATATTATCGTCTGACGACCCATATATTGATAAAACAAATACATATTTATTGCCAAAATTTAGAGAAGTATTTAAAAGCACAAATTTTAAAAAAGATAACTTCAATTCGCTTGACCAAAATGAATTATTATTGGATAAATTTTTACAAAATGGTAAAAATATTATATATGAAATATCACATAGTAATGTAAGTTCTATTTTAAATATATGTGATATTACGTCCGATAATCAGGTAGGATTTTCATATTTTTCATTTCCAGGAACAAAAGCATACTCTCAAAATACGAAGTATACGTATCAATATAGGTTAATACTTTTACTACCAATTGAACATATAATGATATTAATGTCAATGAATGATTTTTTATTATCAAGTAGTATAGATACGTATAATTTAGAAGAAACGGTTAGTTTAATGAATATATATAAGCATTTAAAATATATAATTGACAAGGATTGTATACACACGTTGTTATTATATAGTAGTCAGCCATCTCAATCGTTAACATTAATTTTTGATAAACACATAAATAAAGACACCGTAAATATATCAAAACCCCACTCTGGAGGATCACCGTTACAATTTCTAAGTAAAGGTCATATTGCGGATAATATATATGATGCTACAAATGATTGTTATCTTAGTTTAAAAAAAATGTATGAAAATATATCAGATAAGCAAACTTTTAATTTGCCAGGAAATATAAATAATAAAACTTTTAGTTTTTTTAATATGTGTATTAGTTATATTGGACATAAGGATCGTTCTGATTATTATATCGCGGCTGTTAGAGTATGTGGTTGTCCATCATTTGATAAAGAATTTTCAATAAATCAAACTAATAATGATTATATAAATTGGGTTGATAAATCTCTTGATAGGCACTTATATGTAGATTATGCTGGAGATATATTTAATAAATGGTTAAGTCCATTTGGATTTTGGAATATGGAATTGGATATTACTCTGTTTCTTTTATATAGAAAAACAAATGATACTATGACAGTAATTGATCAGTCTATAAATCATAAATTAATTGATACCCGAATTTTTCAAACATATACTACCGACCATATATATAATTTGCGTGGTTTTGATAATACAACTTGTATTATTTCAGGTAATTTTAAAAATAAATTACAAATTGAATTTGGCTTAGACGATTTTGATAATTGTATAAAAATTGAAGATGATGTTGAAGTTGGTATGAAAGTAGGTATGTCTAGTATTACAGTTGTTGACAATTCTTTTATTAATCCATTTTCGCCTGAACCAAAAGTAATTGGTATGTGTTTATCAAAAATACCTCAAACAGAAAAAAACTATGCTATGATATATTTTTCAGATAACAATAGTAGAAGATTTAATCCAAATAAAGGTGTTTTATTACATTTTCATATTTCGAGAATACCTTACGGAAATATTTTTTATTATAAAGAATTAGATTATAGTGTAGAACCTAAACCTGATTTAAGTTTTGGTTGGGAACAAATTATCCCTCCCAGGTCAGATATATTTATGAGATTATGTAATCATTATACAGATAATACAATTACTAAAGACCGATATGATTTTGGAGAAGTTTCATGTTCGACACCACTTAATAATATTACATATTTATCAGGTAATACATATATAACTGGAGTATCTCATTTAAAAATAAACATATGGACTTATTTAGAAAATTATATAAATCTATTGGGCACGGATGGACCATTATTACTAGAACAATTGGAAACTGATAAAATTTATAGATTTTATAAATATTCTATTTTACCATGGGTAAAACATTTTGTATGGAACTCAACTGAAAATATCAATAAATATACTGCTGTAATAGATTTAAATTCAGACCATTGGGAAACAACTCCGCTTCCTACATATTTAACATGTGTTCGTTTAAGACAGCTTCTTCTTAACGATGGTTTTTATAGAAACTACATTGATCAAAAAAATAGAAAACAATCTCCCCATACTATTAGACATTTACATCCTACTTACATATACTTTATGTTAATTTATAGATTAAATCTAAATGACCTTTCAATAAAAGATTTTTCAAATCCATTTATTATTATGAATAGACCCGAATCTTCTTTTTTAAATTTTCCGGTGGGTTTAACAATAAATAATGATAATATTTGGATTAGTTATGGAGAAGGTGATTGTAAATCATATATAGCTAGTTTTACTAAATATAAAATAGAAGAATTATGTAAAAATACAAATGAAACACCTATAACTAATATTGATTTTGACTTGTATGATGATTTATAATTGACTATTACTTTTATATGTGACTACTTTGCGACTGAGACGCATAGTGAACGCCGCCATTGGTCGTAAGCCCTTAGTGAAAAGTATCTTGGGTGAATGAATTTCCTGAGTAATGGTTGCTGGGAAATTGAAAGTTTTTCGGGATTGTCAATCTTTTGATTTTCAATTAATACCGTTTTTTCACCATTGATATACTGTGTAACGGTGCATTCTAATGGAATCGCAAAAGGGTCAATGGTTCCTTTCCCTGAACGAGTGCTTAGCTTACAAATCATTTCGCACTCAAACAATGCTTCATGAGTATCATCTTTAAATGACATAATAGATGTATATTTTACATTTTCAACCTTAGGAGCCATAGCCTTTATAGTATTATAAAGGTCGCCTTCATTTTCATTACATATTTCTATAATATCTTTTACAACTGACGCAACTTTTCCATGTCCAAATGATGTGTCTTCACAAGCAACTGCTTTAAACGCACAGCTCTCCCAAATGGTCCTGATTTTATCCAATGAAACATCAAATGGTTTTCCCTGTTTTTCATTTATGTCTGTGTTAAATAATGAAATATCTTCCCCCAGAACAGCTTTCATATCTTCAACTTTAATACTGTTGCCAGTAACATACTTTGTTTCATATATAGTTGCCATATTTCTTGTTAGATTGCCTGTTTTTAATTATAAAAAAAATACACACATCAAATTTTTCAGCACAATAATTGTTAGTTAACTCTTACCGCGACACCCTAATTGTGTATTTTTCAGAATTAAACTAAATATTTTATTCATTATCATGGTATTATTTGAAGAATGTGTAAAATAAAATGAACTTAAAAGAGTAAAAATGAGTATAATAGGCGATAAATGGAAAAAGACAGACAAATTGTTAATAATAAATACATAATGTTTTTATAAAAGTATATAGTTAACCTAGTTGATATAGTATATAACAAAATAAAATTAAAAATGAATTAAGACAAAGAAATATAATTATAAAAAAATAATTACAAAAATATAAAAGATTTTAGTTTATAAATACTTCTATACGATTTATAAACTAATATATAATTGAGTTTTATTAAAAAGGATTATTAGGTGATAAACTATAATATTTTTCTTGATATACAATATTAAAATGTATACGTTCGACTTTTAGGTATTCATCGATAGTTAAATCTATACCTTCTAAGTTGTTAAAAATATTAAAATATATGTTATCAATTCTATTTATACTTGGATGGTGTCTTGAACAAATACTATTGTGAATAAATCTTGGTACTATTTCATATTCTCTTGAATTATGGTCACTGTATTCGGAATCGTCAGAATGTTGTTCTCTATATGTTTCGATATATATTCGTAGTAAAGGCATTTTTGTAAAAGATACACTAAAATTATAATTATTATCATGTAAATTAGCATAAATAGCATATATTGCCATACCTGAAAATGGATATAGATAATATATAGTTTGATCATATATAAATCTTGTCATTTGGTCATTATTTTTTATTTGAATTGGATTAATATAGTTTTCTATATTAAAAATATATATAATTCTATAATCAATATCTAATTTAAATGGATTTGTATAATTTAATCTATTATATAGATGAGTATTTAGTAAAATGCCATTAAAATTATATATCGGAAATTTATTTATGTAGTAATCTAGTGCTACACAATATACTTCAATTAATATTTTATCAAAAAATTCTACAAAAACGAGAGGAGTTGTTTTTATACTTTTAAAAAAATCATTATTATATGTAAAAAGATTATAACTAATAAAAACATGTTTACCATTTATATAAGAATTATAACCTTGCTGAAATAAAGGAAACGCATTTTTATAAAAACAATCGTTACAATTTAAATGTGTAATTACATCATATACTCTATGTGGATAATAAGGATGATTTCGAATTATTAAATCAGACATAATATTCCTATCTATTGATAATTCTATATTTACATCTATTTCTTGTTGCTTTTGACAGTTAATATTACCGGTTATTAAACTCATAATTTGGTCTGTATTACCAATATTTATAATTGATGTATATAAATCATCAATAAATGTATTTAATGCATTTTTAGATCTATCATTTATAATAGCATCTAAATTAATAATATTTTCTATCATATAATATTTACAGTGTTCAAGATTGAGACTATCATGTAATAAAAATTCATGAATTACATTTTTTTCTATATAATTATTATACAGTTTTCGTGTCATAGCTTTCAATAACTGAAATTTAATTCCTAATTCTTGATTGGTTTGAAATATCTTTTCATTATTTTCTATTAATCTATACACATCAATATTAGTAAGTTCACTATCAAATATTTCTTGATCATCATGAATATATATTATTTTCATATAAGTGCCATGATTTAATTTTCTGAAACGAAATATTCCTTGAGCAAAATGTGTCCATTTTGTATTTTTATTTATAATTACTCCTATATAACCTTCATTAGGGTGTAAAAGGTCTGTTCCTACAGTATGACATTGGTCATAATAATAAAAATTGTCTTTATCAAAAGGGGTATATCTATTATCTATATCACTAATATTTGTATATTCCATTCCTTGATGATTATCATCTAAATAAACAATTTTTTTCTTTTTTTTTTCTTTTAAATAGTCACTTAAAAGTTCAGCAATATAACGATTTTTATAGTCTATAAATAAACCAGCTATATCAACTAGACCACGAGTAAAATCATGGCTCATTATAAAGTTAATTTGT